CTGATGGTCGGACCGGAGAACACCGTAACACTTAACGACATGTGGGCAACCGCAAAATCAAGGAGCAAGAGATTATGAGTGGCGTAAGCAATCCGTATCGGTATCAATACGAGCACGTAGCGGCATCGCAGTCGGCGCAGGTTCTTGGCGGCACAGGCGCGGTGGGCGACTACCTGCATCGTATTGTCATTACAGTAGCCACGGCTGCAAGTAGCCTTGTGCAAGTTGTTGATGGCAGCGGCACAGGCATCCTGACGCACACCATTTTGCCCAATGCGGTTGGCGGTGGGGTTGGCGTTTATAACGTGGAAATAAATGCAGCTTCGAAGGATGGCGCTTGGAAAATCACAACCGGCGCCGGTTCTGAAGTTATGGCTATGGGCATCTTCAGCGCATGAACAAGCCCGGTCTGTACGCAAACATCCTTGCCAAGCAGGAGCGCATCAAAGCGGGGTCAAGCGAGCGCATGCGCAAGCCGGGCTCACCAGGTGCGCCTACTGCCGGCGCGTTCCGCGAGTCTGCAAAAACCGCAAAGCCTGACAAGAAGAAATGATCGCTTGTGTCCTAAAGTCGGGCGGCGACTTCAAGCCGGAGCACGTTTACGCGTTGCAGGACATGTGCGCTCGTTTTCTTTCGGGCGAGGAGTTCATCTGCTTGACTGACAGGGAGCTCGACTGCCCGACGCTGGCGCTTGATCACGACTGGCCGGGCTGGTGGTCGAAGATCGAGCTATTCCGGCTGCCGAGCGCGCTCTACATGGATCTCGACACCGTTCTGGTGGGCGATTGCACCGAGATGCTGGAAGCTGCGCGCCCGCACGACTTTGTGATCATGCGCGATGTCTACCGCGGCAAAGCGGATCCGCGGGCAATGCAGAGCAGCCTGATGTGGTGGTCAAAACCGCACAAGTTCATCTATGACGCATTCAAGGCGGGCGACCGCTACTGCGAAGGGGGTGATCAGGTCTATCTGGAGTGGGCGCTAAGTGGCCGGCTTGTCAAATACTGGCAGGACATCACGCCTGGCATTGTGAGCTTTAAAGCCGACATACTGCCAAACGGGGTGCAAACCGAGGATCGGTTAATCGCGTTCCACGGCAAGCCGCGGCCGTGGGAACAGACGAGGGTGCAATATGCGTCAGCATAACGGCTGGGTGGTTCCTGACGCTGACCAGTGCTGCATTCAAGCGGCGCTGGCCGAGGTGCCGGATCTCGGCGCCAGTCTGGATCTGTGCAAGCAGTTCAGGACTGCGATACAGGCCGGCGGCAACATGGGCGTTTATCCGATGGCGCTCGCGCAGAAGTTCCAGCGCGTCTACACCGTCGAGCCGGACGCAGCCAACTTTGAAGCGCTGGCCATTAACACAATCAACCAGCCGCGGGTGATCATCCGCTGGGCTGCGTTTGGGCAGGACCACGGCAAGGCGGCGATTGACCAGATATACCCAGACAACGCCGGCGCGCACCAGATCAAGGATGGCAACGAGTTTGACGTCCTGCCCATCGACAGCCTGGGCGTTACCGACTGCGACCTGCTGCAGCTCGATGTTGAGGGCTCGGAGCACTTGGCTATTCTCGGCGCCATAGCAACCATCGAGGCGAGCTGGCCAGTCATTACGCTGGAGCTCAAAGGGCTGGGCGAGCGATACGGCTACACCGACAACGACACGATAAACCTATTGGTCGACATGGGTTACAAGATTGCCGACCGGGTTAACAGGGATGTGATATTCACAAAATGAGCGCAGCCTGGACACGTAAAGAAGGAAAGAACCCTGCCGGTGGACTCAATGCCGCAGGCCGAGCAAGTTACAAAGCAGAGACTGGCGGCACGCTTAAGCCACCGGTTAAAGCAGGCGACAACCCGCGGCGTGCCAGCTTCCTTGCGCGCATGGGCGGTATGCCGGGACCGATGGAAAAGAACGGCGAGCCGACTAGGCTGGCGCTTGCGTTGCGGGCGTGGGGCGCATCCAGCAAGGCCGACGCCAAGAGTAAAGCCGCAGCAATATCGAACAGGAACAAGTAATGGCTGAACCCAACAGGCTTGCGGCGGCGCTGAGTTACGAGCAAGACCGTCCGGCGTTTGGCAACCCTAGCATGATGGAGCAGGGACGCAAGATGCGCGAACGAAAGCAGGCCGAGCAGGTAGACCGGTCTGCTCAAAATGTAAAAAGCGACTTGCTGGCCAGAGCTTTGATGTATCGCTACAACCCGGAAACGCTGACCGGGCTGACTGACACGCCGGGACCGCAAACGCTAGACGAGGCGGCTGGGCTGGATCCGAGAGTAGACCGCAGCACGTTCCTGCCGTATTCCAAAAAAGAGGGATTGCACGTTCCTGCTGTTGTGGCCGATGTTATGAAACTGGCGACCGCATCGAATCCGCAATACTCCAACCTGATGCAGCCGGACGAAGCGATGCCGCTGGCAACCAACATGATGGGCGGCGGGGTTGTGGCGTCGAGACTGGCTCCGGCGCCTGCGGGTTCGCTGGGGATGAATGTTGCGCCAAAAGCAATAAAAGAATTAATGCCAACAGAATATAAATCCGCTATGTCGATAGAGCCGCCGCACAATGCTAGAGACAATAAAAAATTATTGTTACTTACCGAATCAATGAAAAATACTGGATGGCAAGGAAGGCCGATTCTTACTTATGACGTTGGTAGAGGAAACGAAGCATTGACTGGTTCGCACAGAATAAAAGCAGCAAGAGAAGCTAATATTAAAGTGCCGATATACGAAATTAAAAATGTTGGTGATTATGTCGATGCAAACGGAAAATCAATTCACGACGTTGGGTTTATGGAATTAGATGAACAAGTTAAGTGGCTAAATAAATTTGGTGATAAAAATGCCGCAAAATTGTTAAAACAAGAACCGGAGTTTTAAATAAATGGAACCAACCAGCACCGGCGTCGAAAAGTGGCTGAACATCATCAGCCAATACGACAACGAATTTAAGAAGTGGGAAGCCCGCAGCGCGAAGATCGTCAAACGCTACCGCGACGATAACCGCAGCCAGCACACGAACGAAACCGCCAAGTTTAATATTCTGTGGTCGAACGTGCAGACGCTGATCCCCGCGGTCTATGCCAAGCTGCCGAAGGCTGTGGCGGCGCGCAGGTTTGGCGACAACGATCCGGTTGGCCGGGTGGCTGGCCAGCTGATCGAGCGCGCACTAGACTTTGAGATTGAGCACTATCCAGATTTCCGGTCGACCATGAAACACGCGGTCGAGGACCGGTTTCTTGGCGGCCGCGGGACTGCATGGGTGCGCTACGAGCCGCATGTCAGGCAGTTGGGCATTCCGGAGGACGGGTTGCAAATCACGGAGGATGTCGAGAATGAAGCAGCCGAAGGCCAGACGCCCGAAGGCGCGCCGAAGCCCGAAAGTCAGGACTACACCGCTGGCGAGGAGCCGCAAGAAGAAATCGAGTATGAGTGCGCCCCGACTGATTACGTTTACTGGAAGGATTTCGGCCACAGCGTTGCGCGCACTTGGGAGGAAGTAACCTGCGTCTGGCGCTGGGTCTACATGACCAGAGATGCGCTGACCGAGCGTTTTGGCGCCAAGATGGCCAAGCAGATCCCGCTGGACTCAGGCGCCGAAACGCTGGCGACCTATGGCCAGAGCACGAAGGAGCGCACCAGGGCGAAGATTTGCGAGCTGTGGGACAAGGAAAGCGGTAAGGTCTACTGGCTGTCGAAGAACTGCCCGAAGATTATCGACGAGCGCGACGATCCGCTGGAGCTCGACCAGTTCTTTCCCTGCGCGCAGCCGTTATACAGCACCACCACCAGCGACAGTCTGATTCCTGTGCCGGATTTTGTGATCTACCAGGACCAGGCAAACGAGCTGGATATTCTGTCAGACAGAATTGACGGACTGGTCAAGGCATTGCGGATCCGCGGCGTTTACGACGCCAGCCAGCCGGCGCTGCAACGACTGCTGACCGAGGGCGACAACAACACGCTGATCCCGGTCGACAAATGGATGGCGTTTAGCGAAAAGGGCGGGCTGAAAGGCAGCATCGACATTCTGCCGATCGACATGCTGGCCAGCGCACTAATCAACTGCTACCGGGCGCGTGAGGACATAAAAGGCCAGATTTACGAGATTACCGGCATCAGCGACATCATTCGAGGCCAGAGCGCAGCCAGCGAAACCGCGACCGCACAGCAGATCAAAGGCCAGTATGCCGGGCTCCGGCTGCGCTCGATGCAGGAGGAAGTGGCGCTGTTTGCCAGCGAGCTGATTCGGCTGAAAGCGCAGGTTATCTGCACCAAATTCCAGCCGCAGACGATCCTGCTCTACGCCGCTGCCGGCCAGATGAGCCCTGAAGATCAGGCCATGATTCCGCAGGCCATTGAGCTCATGCAGGACAACCCGTTGCGAAACTTTAGAATTGAGGTCGATTCCGACAGCCTGGTGCAGCTGGACGAGCAACAAAACAAAAAGGATCGTGTCGAATTCATTACGGCGTTTGGCAGCCTGTTGCGCGAGGCGTTGCCGGTTGGTCAGTCCTCACCGGAGCTGATCCCGATGCTGGTCGAGGTAATGAAATTCGGCATCAGTGGATTCAAGCAGGCCAAACCGATTGAAGGCACGCTCGATGCTGCGCTCGACCAATTGAAGGAAAAGCAGAAGCAAGCCGCGGCCAATCCCCAGCCTGCACCACCGAACCCTGAAATGATGCAGATTCAGGCTACCCAGCAGCTGGAGCAGGCAAAAATGCAAGCGACCGCGCAGGCCGACCAAATGCGGGTGCAGTCCGACATGCAAGCGGCGCAGATGAAAGCACGGCTCGACAGCCAGATTGCCCAGGCGAAGATCGAGGGCGAGATGCAGCTGGCGCAGATGCAGGCGCAGATTGAAGACCAGACAATGCGCCACGGCATGGAAATGAAGGCGCAGGAGGTTAAATCTGTTGACGACTTTAACCGCTGGAAATCCGAGCTTGAGGCGGCAACTAAAATCATGGTTGCGCGCATAGGGGCGAATCCCGGCGTGGATCTGCAAACCGCGGAAGCGGCGCAGGCGGCATCTGACCGGGTGGCGCAGGAGCTGGGCGCCGGGGTGTCTAATGCGCTCAATCAGGTGACCGTCCTGCACGCTGACATGGCCAACAAACACGATGAATCGCTGCAACAGGTAAAGCAAGCGCTGTCTGCATTGATGGCGCCTAAGCGCATTGTGCGCGGTCCTGATGGGCGCGCTGTTGGGGTTGAGATTGCACAGTGAACGGCGGCTGGGACACAGGCACCTGGGACGATGCGACATGGGACTATGTAAGCCAGATTGTCGAATTTGACACGCACGACGGCGACTATCTTAAAAAGAAGTTTGCAAAAGAGGTAGCCGACGCAGCCAGACGCAAAGCCGAGATTGTTTACGCATTTGAGCGAATAGTAGAGGGCAGGCCGGAGGCGGCGGCAGAGATTGCCGAGCCGTTTATGGAAACCAGAGCAGCAACATTGCCAGCTATTGATTACGACCGGATGCTGGCCGATTTGGACAGAGTGCAACGGATTCGAGATCTGCACCTTGAATTAGATGATGAGGACGTTTTAGCGTTGATATGAAAAAAACCTACATTCAGATTGACGGCAGGCTGGTCGAGAAGTCGAAGTATTACGCGGAGCCGGTGGCGCCAGGCATCATGCCGGACATCCAGCCTTACCAAAGCATGGCTGACGGCAGCATGATCACTAGCCGCAGCCAGCACCGGGCTCATCTCCGGAAACACAACTGCATCGAGATCGGCAACGAAACGATGGAAACCAAGCCGACGCAGGGAAAAGACACGCGCCGAGAGGTTTTGCGGGAGCAAGTGGCCAACATGACGCACGACCAAGCTAACCGCGTGCTGGCTAAGTTGCGCGACGATATTCGTTTTATCCGTAGATAACCCCCAC